ATATAGTGCCACTAGAATTTACTAATGTTATTGTAATTGTGGTCCCTGATCCAGCGTCCTCGGATACTAGTAATGATTTAATTACAGAAGTTTTAGCAGAGGGAACTGTATACAGAGTTGTTAAATCTGTTGTTGTTAAATCTACTTTTTTATTTATAAAACTATTTGCCATTAATTTAAAAAGAAGTTTTGTGCCTCTACTTCATCCTTTAATTCTTGTTGATATGTTGTATTTAATTTTTCTACAATCGCATCTAAATCTCTAGTTTGAGCTTCAGCTACTGTATAATCATATTCTTGAGAAGGTCTAGTTATTACTTGTGCTATCTTAGCCATTATCTACGTCCGTCTGGTTGTGTGTCTAATCTAAAAGTTCCTAACTTCCAGCTTTGACTTGTTGATGTATTTTCTATTTTTAATGCTATAGCTCTTGCTCTTGCACGTGTATCAATTTTTTGTGTTGACGATGATACAGTAAAAGGACCCAAAGCTGAACTCGCTGAAGAATCATTTGGATAGTTTCTTAATTCTAAAGTTATTTGCGTGTTTCCTGTTTGAGATATGAAGTCAGGTATAAATCTTCTTATCTTCATTATAAATTCACCGTCTCCTCTAAACGTTGCAACACCAGTTGATTGACCTGTTGCAGAAGCTCTTTGTTGTGTAATGTCAAAATCTCCTGATGTAATATTTGCAGTAATAGCTGTTGTTGTGCCACCTCTTATTTGATCTGTTCCTGTTTCGTGTTCATAGTAAGTTGTACTACCTTCTGTATTACCTACAACATCAAAAGATGTATCTGTATCTGCATCATAAGCTAATGCGTGTGGTAAACCAAATACAGCAGAGTCACGCCACATTGTTCTAGCTAAAGTTCCTACAGTCCACACAGGTCGTTGTGGAGAAGAATCAAAATAGTTATATGTAACCATTCTATTTACAACAGAAGATGTAGAGGTTGGATAGAACCATGTTACTTCACCAAACAAATTATTTAATCCTGCAGATATCATTTGGTTACCAGACTCTACATTAATATCGTCATATACAAAATCTTCTACCAAACAAGGTAATGATTCTAGTTTACCTGCATATCTAAAAAAACCATTCTCTGACATCCAATAAGCTGCACCATCTACTTCTACACAAGCATTTTGTCCAACAAGTCCACAGTTAGTTCCAACTTGTGAAAAGGCAAAGGTAAAAGGTTGACCAACAAAACGTTGTGTAAATAACGCTGTATCAGTCCAAACATAAATTGCATCACGACCTCTGATTGCTCCTCTGATCTGTGATCCGTCGGCCAGTCTTTGTGTACCAGCTGTATTGGTTGCTGTTGGTGTATAAGTATTTATATCCTCTTGATCTGAGAATCTAATAAACATATCATCTTGTGTTGATGGTGTTCCAATAGTTGTTTCTGTTCCAAAGAAAACCAAGTGTCTATCTGGTGTAGATACAACCATGTGTCTTGATGCAGTTGGTGCACCGGTTATAATTGTTGCTCTGTTGTTTGTTGGATTAGTTCCTGAAGAATCCCACTCAAATACAGCGCTGTCATGAATTAAACAAATTGCTTTATCACCAAAATTATCTAGTGACCACATTCCTGGTTCAAGAACCAAGTCACCTGATGCAGCTTCACCCCACGCAACATAATCAGTTGAGTTAGTCACTGTTGCACCATCACTGTGAGATGCTGCGGTTGTCCCAGCTACACCTCTAGTTACACCTGTAAGGGTATTACCACTCACTCCTGTGTATGACATTTCTTCAGATCCAATTATAATAAAATTAGTTCCTGTGCTTGGAAACTGTGTAGCGTCTGTTAATGTTAAAGTTGTTACAGAAGAATTTATAGCTCCATTTAACGTTGTAGTAGAAGCTCCTATTTCCTCTCCGCCCCATGTTCCTAAACCCCAACCAAGACCTTTAGCTTGAACAGCAGGTCCCACAGGATAATAATGTTGTACTCTTATACCGCCAGATGTCGTTGCTCCAGATCCAGATTCGTTTGATGGCATTGTAATTGTTATGGTTGTAGCTGATGGCACTGTTGTAACCATAAATTTTTTATCATCAAAATCAGATGCACTAAAATTAGAGTTAGTTATTGCTGTAAAATTATCTAATAAAACAATATCACCTGCTGTAATCTCATGAGATGTAGAAAAGGTTATAGTAACTGTTGGTGATCCATTCGTTGTGCTAAATGCATTAGTGAGAGTTGTTGTATTTTTAATAGGGTGAATGTCATAAAACACACCCCCTGAATAAGCGTACAGTATTCTGTTTGTTCCTATAATAGAATATTTAATTGATGTAGAACTAACAAAATGATGAAGACCTCTACCCGCACCTGTTAGGTCATTTGTTCCACCTAATTGCTTCCATCCTCCTATTTTTTCAGGAGTGCCATATCTAAACCTAACATTATCACAGTCGATCCATTGACCTTCTGCTCCTGTAGGAGTAATTTGTTTATTAATTCCTGGTTGAAAACCTATCTTTTGTAGCATAATAACCCGTTATAACCAATTTGTTCTGAATTAACAGATTAAAGTATCGACATATTATAAACGATTATTCTTCAAATCACAAGGTAATCCTAGGTGTTCCCTACCATCATACTTGTTTTTATTATCTTTACTATCTATGTTGTAGTGTAGAAAAACCTGACAACAATCAGTGCCATTAAATTTTTCTCTCCAATGTTCTAAGTCTGTGCCTCGATATACCAACATATCTCCAGGTTCTAAATCAACTTTTATACCAGAAGTAAACTCTGAAACGTAACCATCTTCCGTATCATGACCTTTGTTTTTATCAGGCTCTATAAAAATAGGCCATCTATCTCCACCCATATTTAAGGTCGTTGATATCTCACAACTAAATCTATCTTTATGTCTTTCAAGAACATCTCCATTTTTATATACTCTTGTGTAAGAATATGTTGGAAACAATTTTAATTCAGTCTTTTCTTCCATAAGATCTTTAAGATCTGAAAGTAAGGTTTCTGCTGCAGTATCTGCGTAATGAGAATATGTTTCTGGTGCTTGACTATCATTCCAAACACCCCAATAACTAGTAAATGGAGATATATACCTCTTATCAAATAAAGTTCTTGCTACTCTCTTTTTTAATAAAAAATATCTATATATGAAATCAGCTATCTTTGGATCAATTGCTTTTCTAATAATTATATATCCGTCTTTTTTAAAACTCATACTATATGTCCTTTATATATTAACAACTAAAGCTATTCTTTTTCCTTTTTTTGGAAAATATGCTTCATGATAATTTTCTCCATCAAACATAATTCCTGTTCCTTCATGACCTTTTGTTTCTTTTAAAATTTTCATGTGACTATTATCGTTTGTATATCCTGATGTAGCATCTTCTTTTAATTTATCTTCATATACTACTGTGCCTAAATTATGTTCATCGTTTTTAAAATATATAATTATATTTTTATGACTTGTTAAAAGATCTGCATGTGGACCAGATTTTTCTAACCTACATGGATAAGTTAAATTATAAGCCATTCTATAAATTTGTTTTATTTTAAATTTGTGTTTTTTTGCACAAGCATATAAAAAATCCATTGTTGGTTCATATATGTCAGAATTTATTTTACCTTCTCCTCTTCGTACAACTATGTGACATAAAAAATTAAAAGTATTAACATTATTTTTTTCAAGAATATTCTCATCTCCATATTTTTCTATATACCATGGAAAAGTATTAGATAAGATTGCTTTCTTTAATACATGGTATTCTTTTATATCTGTAACATTTAATTCTAACATTATTTATACGGAGGTCCTATATTCCAAATTACTAAAGAATATCTTATTCCTTCAGTAACAGGTTTTACTCTATGCCATACAAAACTAGGAAAGACTACTATACTTCCTCTAGGTAAAATTTGTGTGCACGTAGTACTTACATCTTTTTCTAAATTATTTCTTTGACTAAACTCTAACTCTCCACCCTTATAATCTTTTGCATCTGACAAAGAACAAGTAACAGATAGTTTTCTTATCTTTCCATTCATGTTAACATCTTTTTGATTTTTGTAAGGTTCTTCCCAACTATCACAATGCCAACCATAATGTTGTTGTTTTTTATATTTAGTAAACTGACATAGCTCAGAATAATTCCAATCAAAATTCCAACCAGCATTAGTATTTGCAGTTCTAACGTACGGATGAATTTCTCTATAAATCCAAAGATCATTTAACCAAACAACATTTGAATTTCTTTTTTTCTTCAAATCATCTATTTGTTCTTCTTTTAAATTAAGGGTATCTCCAGTTAAACCTAAAGTTTCTTTTTGTTGATTTCCATATTTTATTAATTCATCACAAAACCTAGGAGTCAATGCGGACTCAAAATACCAATACTGATGTTTTAAATTCATATCTTTATATGGTTGTTATATAGCTACACCAACCAGTTGCAATATATTTTTCTTCTTTTTCACTTATTATACCTCTATGAGTATGAGTAAAATCTGTAGGCCACACTAAAGTTAAACCTTTTTTAGCTGGAGCTTTTATTTTTTGATACATAAATTCTGTTCCACCATTTTCTAAAGTATTTAAATATGTCATAAAAACCAAAACTCTATTAGAAGGTTGTGTTCTTTCAAAGTGCCATTTTTTATAACCACCTCCTGGTTGATAATGTTGCAAGTTTAAACATTCTGTTATTCCAAAGTGTGTGTTTTCATAAACTGTTGGATACTCTTTTTGATATAACAAAATTACATCTTTTAAAGATTTTAAATATTTTTGAAATATAGCTAAATTACTTGTTGCAAAATCTACTTGTATATCCGTTGAGTCTTTTATACATTTATCAACTATACCTTTCTTTATATTATCTGATATTTTTCCTTTAATCTGTAGGTCTTTATTTGAATTAAAATAATTTATTAATGAATCGCATATATCTTCATCAATATACCAACCTCCTATAAAACTTTCATAAGGAAAAGAATGTTTGGGATACATTAAGGGGTATAGATATTCCAGGTAGAATTATCTGGATTCCAATAATAATAAACACTTTCATTGTTGTCTCTTGACCACCATCTTAAATTTTCTTCATCCCAATCAATAATATAGTTTTCACCATTTCCTGAAACATCTACATTATTTGGATAAGCTACAGGTGCCTCCCACATGGCTCTTGTTTCATTTAACGTCCAAGAATTATGTATCTTCTGTTGATAAAAAGCATCCATAGATGAATCATAAATCATACCAGGTCCGCCAAAATTTTTTCTTTTAGCTTTTGTTTGATCACCTTCTGTACCATCTTGATTATAATATTTTCCTCCTGATGTATTAGCAGAAGTTTGTTTCCAATAAGTATCTGGATAATTACCATCATACTCTTCTAAAATTAATGGAGCATTGGGAAAATGATTTGCAACCCAGTTTTCTGATTCTGTAGTATACTCACCACCATTATCAATTACATCTTGATCATTAACAACCATTGTTCTTAAAACAATATTGTCAGAAGTTTTTATTTCACAAAAATGTGCCATTACGGTTGTATCCATTCCCCTTGTTTAATGTATTCAACTACATCATTTAATTGCCAGATTCCATCTGCAACCATAGTTTGAGGTACTGCTGGTACCGCAGGTATTGCAGGTTCTTTAATTCCAACTCTTCCCGGTCCTCCCGGTCCTCCGCCACCACCGTTAAAGCCGCCGCCACCGCCGCCGCCTCCAGTGTTTGTTGATCCAGAAGATCCTCTACTACCATCAGGTGCTCCTGCACCGCCACCTCCAGGTCCACCAGATCCGCCATTGGCACCGCCTCCGCCGCCACCTCCAGCGTATGTACCTGAACCCACTATAGGTGATACACTTTTTCCATCTCCACCACTTGTTCCATTTCCGTTTGATGATGAATTACTTCCAGCATTTCCAGCACCGCCGCCACCACCACCGGCACCATTTCCAGATTGTGTTGATGGAGGTTTAGGTCCTCCTGCATTACCAAAACCAGCTGATCCAGAAACTCCAGGTTGTCCAGGTTGTGTTGCAGATCCACCAGAAGCTGGAGGTCCGTTTCCGCCACCACCATTTCCACCAGACCCACCGGGTCCACCACCTACATTATTTGCTGATGCTCCTTTTCCTCCTCCTTTTGCTGTTAAACCAAAAGCAGTACTATCTGAACCATTATTTCCAGGAGATCCTCCACCTGTTGGTGCAGGACCAGATCCTCCACCTCCAATTGATATTGGATAACCTGTTCCTGATGATACTGGAAAAGAATCGTCATCTACAAAAACCATACCGCCGGCTCCTGCGCCGCCTCCGACATTGGAACCTCCACCACCTCCACCACCTACAATAAAAAAACTTATTGCTGTAGTTCTAGGTTGAGTAGTATGTGTTCCGGGAGAAGTAAAATTTGCTATTACTTCAGATTGAGCTGGGACTGCAGGTACCGCTGGGGTTAAGTTAGGTACGTTATCAGGCCCAATGACACCTCCGTTAGAAACTGACATTAGTCTTTAACCTCCTATGCGTCGTCTATAGATTCGTACGAAATTACCAAATCTAAATCAGATGCTGCATTCGCACCACCTTTTAAGACATCGCCTTCCATTAAATAAATTGCTGAACCTTGACCTAAGACTTCAAGTGTTGAGTCTGCAGGAACTGAAATAGTTTTTGCTAAAAAGAAAGTTCCAGAAGCATCAAAGTTTGCAACACCGTCTGGTGTAAAGTTTGCTTTAACAACTGATAAAGATAAATCTGCTGCGCTTGAACCATCTACGTTTGCAGCTGTAATTCTGTTTACTTTAAGAATTTTATCTGCAGAGACAGTTAATAAAGTTGTAGTTGTAGTAGATGTTAGGTTATATCCTAATGATTCACCTTTAATACTTGTTACTGATACTATATTTGGGTTTGCCATAATTTTTTATTTTCCTTTCCTTCTTTTAGCCGAAAACAATTGCCATTGCAATAGCTTTTCCTGTAGTAATTCCAGCTGCTGCAAAGCTTAATGTCCCTGATCCGTTTGTTTTTAAGAATGTATCTGCCGATCCATCAGCATTTGGAAAAGTTAATCCATCAAGAACAATATTACCTGATCCATTAGGAGTTATTGTTATATTTCCATTAGCCGCATCTGTTATCGTTATGGTTCCAGAATCTGTACCGCTGTTTGTACTTAATGTTAAATCTGTAGCTCCGCCTGTAGTTATTGTAAGAGTGCCGGCTCCGTTAGAAGTTAAAGTAGCCGCTGCTCCAGAATCTCCAACTTTTACAGTATCACCAGCAAGAACAACATCTCCAGTTCCTTTTGGAGTTATATTAATATCAATATTTGAATCACCACCAGTTGATGAAAGAGTGGGTCCAGCACCAGTCGCTGCGTTAGCTATTGTAAATTCGTTAACTGCAGAACCTGTAGCTGTTAATAAAGCTAATTCATTTCCATTAGTATCTAAGATAGATGTTCCAATTTTAGGTGAAGTTAAAGTTTTGTTAGTTAAAGTTTGTGTACCTGTTAACGTTACGTCTCCAGCCGGTAAAGTATCGATATCAGGATTAGTTCCATCATTTGCAGTTGCAAATACAAGAGCATCACCTTTGTCACCTGCTGCAAAAGTAAAACTATCCCCCGAACCAGTTACATATTTAAACTGTACTGTGTAAGAACCTGATGTTGAATTTCTTAAAAAATAAAATGTTTGAACGTCTAAAGGTATAGTAACAACTGCATTATCAGATAATGACCCTGTAAACTCAATCATTCTGTGAGATAAAGTTGCTCCAGTTGATCCATCTGAAACAGATAAATTAACTGTGCCACCACTTGTTACTGCTTGTGTTGTATATCCACCAGATATTTGTTCTATAATTTGTAAATTAGTATTAGTCTTCGTTCCCCATGTACCAGCGTTTTCACCAGTTGCTTGAAGTTCTACTCCTAAAGGTGTGTATGTAGATGCCATAAATTTTATCTCCTATGCAGCGTCAGTATAACTTGTATTTGATCCAGTTGCAACAGAAGAATAACTAATATTTGATCCTGTTGCTACGTCTGTATACGATGTATTTGAACCAGTGTCAATATTAGCGTAAGCCTGTATTCCAAGTAAACCTACAGTAGATGTAAGAGGATCTGTTGTTAATCCTTGAACTACGTCTACAGGTGTAATGGAGCCAACAGAAGATGTTGCAGATACTCCAGTTAATCCTACAACATCTGCAGGTGATATTGATCCAACTGAAGAGGTTGCAGAAACACCTGTTAAATTTATTAATTCTATAGATCCTGTAGTTAAGTCTCCTACAGAAGAAGTTGCGGATACTCCGGTAATTGCACTTGGACCAAACTCTAATCCTAAAGTTCCTATAGAAGATGTTGCAGCTACTCCTGTAATAGGTTCTGTACTTACACCAAAAGCAACTCCTAAAGTTCCTAAAGAAGAAGTAGAGGATTGTCCAGAAACAGCAACAGTAGGACTTATTACAAAGCTAACACTACCAACACTTGTTGTAGCTTCTTGACCAGATAATTCATATGCAAATTCTAAAGTAGGTGCATCAACGGTAGATGTTAACTCTTGACCTACTAACGGAATAACTTGATCAGGAGATTCTCCCCAAGAATTATCATTCCAACCATCTCTACCCCAACCAACTAAAGTTCCTGCATAACCCATTGTTGGTGTTGCAAACTCTGCAGATACTCCTGTTAATGGAACACCAATTTCACCGAAAACAGTTGGATTACCTACACTAGAAGTTAAAGAATGACTGGAACCAATCATCTCTAATAAAACACCTATGCCAGTTGTTATAGATCCAGGTGATGCTGTTATTTCTAAACCGGTTACAGATATAGTTTCATCTGCACCTTCACCCCAATCAGCATCATTCCAAGCTAGTCTTCCCCAACCTGTTTCGTTAAATTCTTCTGAATTACCTAAAGATGTGGTAGCGGATACACCTGTTACTGAAACTAGAATGACATCGTCTTGCCATTCGTTTGATCCCCAAGTGTTAGTACCCCAGGTAGATGCCATAAGGAGTGCCTCCTTACGCTATACGAATGATTGCGTTACTTGCGTCTGCTGTTGGAAATTGAATTGTAAATGT